GATGTACAATATTAGGAATAAAGAAAAGTAATACTTAAACACATGAAAAAAGTAACACTGCCAGACGTGTACAGCACGCAAGCACCAACAGCCATTGTCATTTACACCTCCGCATGCCTCCCTGAAGATTGGCTATTTTCATATTTTGACGGACAATATCTTTCTGGTAAAATCCAAAAACAAGAAGGGTATATGGATCGGGGTGTTGTCATGTCATCCCTAAATAATGATTCGTCAACATTACCAAATGGAAATGTAATAGGCGAAGAAATTAAATTAGGCATTTTGAAAAATGGGAAAACTTATGAGTTAAATCCTGCCACCATTTTATTAAATGGTGAAACCGTGACACAAATTATTGCCGGCAACTTTTCTATCTATTACGCACATGATTGCGAAATAGGGGATGAAATAACTACAGAAATAAAAGAAACCCCGTATGTTACCTGGTATTATTCTCAGTGCCCCATCTTAGAAACATTAGAATTTGATGCCGGAACAAAAGCCGTTGGGGAAGAATTCTATATCCACATGTTTCAACCAAAATTCTGTAAATCTTTTACTTATAAGGTACTGAAGGGAAAGGGGGTTGTAAAATTTGGTCATTCCAGAACACCCATTTATAAAGTAGGACAAGGAGACTTGGAGGCTGGAGAAGTATTAATCCAAATTAATACTGTTGCCTACGAAAACTGTAGCGAAGGGGATGTATCTTTTACGGCTAAGATTTTATTCGATAAACCGGAAGTGGATCCTAATGATGGGATATATTTTTCCAGTGATTATTTTAATATTGTAAAAAGTGCTGGAAAAATATATTTAGAAGTAACCAGTACCCATGGGACTCGGATTAACTATTCCGTCGATGGGGTTCAAACCTATAAAGAACTTTACAAGGCTGCCATGAAATCCGGGGATCGATTGCTTATCACTAACAAAGGGGTTGGGGATTTTTATTTATTTTCTGCCGAGTTTCGTGGGTTTGAACCTAAACCTACTTATTTATCCAACAAGGTTCTAATTAATCAAAATCTAAACCTTACTCTTCCCCCCCCTGAAGATCCCGGGTTCGTTCCCGTGATTCCCGAGCCGGGTGTGTTATACACCGGGGATGGATTCCAAATTATTAGTACTCCCCGGATTTACCAAAACAAATGGGAAAATCGGTTAACGGTTTCCACTTCTACGTATAATCTGGTTACGATTCAAATGACTATGACCTACAATACCGGTAAAACTGTTATAGGTAGGGCGAGTAATAACCCGAACAGTACTGGGGCTTCTGCGGAGGGTTTGGTTAAATTCGTTTTATTCAAGGGTACATTCGATGGGGTGACCCGGTACTTACCCCGGGATGTAGTGGAGTTATAATGGAGACCAAGTCGTCATTTTTTACAGACAGAGAGGGGAGGCTATCGTGGATGCGGCTGATAACCTTCCTATACTTCATTTTCATTGCCATTCCGGGGAGTTGGGTTGTGATCTTCAAAAGCATGAATGAGTTCACCTCTGACAACTTCTCGTGGGAGCAGATGGCATATTCGTCTTTGATATTTTTGATCATCCACCTATGTTGGATCGCTCCTAAACAGCTTTCTAAAATGGTTGAAAATGACGGGATCATTGGTAGGTTAATGGCTAAATACGGGAAAGTTGAGTAAGTCTGTTATCATATTTGTTCTCGTCATCCTCTCCGCGTTTCTTTTTATGAGAAATTGCGGGAAGAAACCCGATGGGGATGGGAGGGTTGACACCGTTTTTGTCGGTGACACTATCACCAAAATGTGGACAGACACAATAATTCGCTACCGTACAATAGAAATTCCAGACACTCTGCTTGTAGAAAAGGTTATCAGGGATACAGTATGGATTAAACAAGTTGTGGGTGACTACTTCTCTAAGTTTAAGTACTTTGATACTATACAAGAGAATGACGTTGTAGTAAGGATTGAGGACTTGGTCACAGAGAATAAGATAAAGTCGAGGAGTTACAGCGTCCAGAACTTGCGGCAGTCTCAAATAATAACAAAAAGAGACCCCCAACGAAACAAAGTGTTTGTCGGGGGTGGGGTTACCCTGTCTGGGGATGACATAGGCTATGAGATCAACGGATACTTGTTAAACAAGAAAGATCACCTATTTGGGGTTTCTTACGATCCCCCAAATAAGACGGTGGGTTTTAATGCTGCCTTTAAGATTAGGTTGAGGAGAAAATGAAGATCTGGTGCTTGTTTTTGGTTAGGAAAGGTGGGGTCTAAGACCCCCCCTTTTCTCTTAAGTTTTTAAAAAAACTATAGTTATATATAAAATCTAATTAAGTTCATCTGGAGCAATTCTGGCTAGCCCTACGTTAAAACTGGACTGCTTTTAATACTATATAAAATGAAAAAAATTATTACGGGATTCAAATCATCTATAACTTCTGAACAAGTTAACCAGGGAAGAGCTTTTATAGCCCCTCCGGGAAGGTATTTTGGATTCGACAAAATCGTAGTTGGAGATGGAGTCTCTGAAACCCATATTCCAATAAAGGTATCCCATGTTGATATCCTTAAATACCTGATTACAGAATCCGTAACCCAAGAGCAAGTAGCAGTAGCCATGACCCCCTATGGGATGGCTTATTATACTGACGAAGAAATCCCAATCCTCGTTCCGAAGAATACCGGGAACTCTATGTATAGGCATAATATACTGATTATGGAGTTTACCTGGATTAATAGTGAAATTGTAAACAATCCTACATTCCGAATTGTACCAGGCCAGGATTGTGAGGATGCCACGGAAGAGTTTGACATATACCCTTTTTTACCCCAGGTTACTGATGTAGCCTTGGCTAAAATCGTGGTGAATCCCGAAGGAACTATTTTCGGGGATTGCTCCATTATTCCCCTGAAAAAACCCAGTTTTATAGGAAACCCTCTGGATGATTCTAAATTCGCTAAGATAGATAGGGATAATTGGTTCCTTAACTCTAACCACGAGGCCGTTGGGATTAGCGGGCCGGAAAATTTCCTTCTCCAAGGACCAAATTACTCCTGGAGTATGGCCTCAACTAATAATATAGAGGTAGACTGGGCTGACCAAGAAATCTCTGTCCACACCATCTTCTCCTTCAATCGGCCCGGATTTTACAGGGAGATCTTAATATCATTAAAAAATATTAAAAGCCTTACTTTAATTCCGGGGGGAAACTTAAATATCACTAGCCCGGTTAGATTTAATAAGGGGGAGATGTTTAAAATAGTGGAGTTAGGGAATAGTACTTTTTCGATTATCTCTTCGTATGATACTTTTAAAGGCCCCATGTATGAATACATCGAAAGAAGAAATCAATTCCTTCGTAATTCAACCCACAACAATATGGGTATGGGGTTAACCTTAGATAATAAGACCGCTACAATAGTTGGAGAGACTCTAAGGGTCCCGGATACTACTAATGCTACCTTGGTTATTCCGGGAGGGCTACCTTTGTTTATAAGGAAACTTATGAAGTATGAAAATAACTCGGAAACTAATTTTAGTATTGGGTCAATTATACATTTAACAATCCAACAACTTGGTGGTCATGGGTATACCCGTTTAACTTTTTATAAAAAAACTGGTTCCCAAACCTTTGGTTTTTCTGTAGGGGAAGGGTTTGACTCGGATAATACGGTAGGTTCTTTTCAATTAAAGGCCGGACCTTATATATTAAAGAAAGTTTCTGATTATCACTGGGATATTTTAGGGAATAATGGGAATATTTCTGCTACACCCAAAAATCTTGTTTCACCGGGAGAGATTATAGGAGCCCAGGCAGTTTGGCGTTATTGTACGATTGAAAAACTTCTTTCGGGGTCAATAAGACTAAGGGCTTCAATATATTTTCCTCAACTAGAGGACACCATTACTCATACAATTCACCTGGATACACCATGGTTTTCCGGGGCTAGGAAATTTTTGATGGAACATTCTCAATATTTGGTAACTTCCACAATAAGTGTCCTCATACATGAAAACGGGGATAGCATAACTTTTTTTGGGAATGGCGTTGGGAACCCAGTTTATACAGGGACCTATAATATAGATACAACTTTTCTTCCTTAATCCTTTATAAACATGTTTTCCTTAACCGGGGGGATCTAAAGTATCCCCTCGGCTTGTTTGAAGTCTAGGATGAGGTTATCTATTTTATATTGTAGATTCCTTCTAATTAAATTAAAAGCTTTAATCCGATGTTTGTTGGGGGTTACCCCTAAAAACTCAAGGAAGAGTTTACTTGGGATACGTTTGGTGAGATCTTTTATTTTATAGGTAATATATAATGGTGGAGTGTTAAGTAGGACAAATAATTGGAACTCCTGATTACTTAACCTTGATTTTACATAATTTGTAAATAGGTCCAAGACAACATCCTGGGACGACGGCTCTTGATCTATTGGGGTAATATATACAAGTTCTGGATCATCTAGTCGGATCATCGGGGCCGGAACGGATGCCCATAGTTTTGTTAGGTAGTTTTTAAGGGAAGTACTTGTAATATACTTAAGCTCCTCCCATTCTTTGTCCTTATACTTTAAGTATATGTGGATTAATTTTTCTAAGAACATAGATTCTATGTCCTCTACAGTAAATCCCATTCGTTTAAATGGGACCTTGTAAGATAAATTCGTAATCAACGGAGAAAACTCCTTTTGTAAATTCAGTAACACTTCCTGGTTCATTGGTTAACTTGTTTATTATTAATGCCTTATTGCAATGCAAATATAATATAAAGAAATACTAGGATTACAAATGGATTAAAAAATTTAGCCCAGTGAAATTATATAATCCCCACTTTTATATATAAATAAATAATATGGGAGTTAAATTTGAATTTGATGCCGATTTCCAATTCGGAATATTAGCCTTTGTTTTAAAGGACCATAGGGACGGGGATAAGGCAATAGACCTAATTAACCCGGATTTTTTTGATGACGTAGAACATTCTTTAATATTTAAAGCGATCCAGGTATTCCGAAGAAAATTTGGAAGGATCCCAGATAAAACCCTCTTAAATGAACAGTTAAGGGGGATGTTTTTAGAACGGGGTTACGAGGACGTAGTGGATTCTCAAAAAGATAACATAACTAAATTAATAGAAGTCCTATTTCAAAGAACTGTTATACATGGAGATATTATCCTTGAAAAAATAGCCAGATTTGCATCCTTTGTAAAGATGAAAACTACTCTGGAAAATGTAGAATTACGGGATTATAATTCTTATCAATCCTTTTCTGAAAGGGTATCCCAAGCTTTAGATGTAGCAATTATAAAAAGGCCCGAAGATTCTTCGGAATCATTACTATCCTCAGTGGAGAAAAGGATATTGAGAAGAACCCTGGAAACTTCGGTAATCCCAACCCCGTTTGAGGAAATTAATAAACTAACTAATGCTGGGGGATATTCTAAGGGATCTATAATAGTAATTTTAGATAAACCCAAAAATCTCAAGACGGCCTTTTTAATTAATTGGGCTAAAGGTTGCTTAAAACTTAAGAGGAATGTTCTATACATTGATATGGAAAACGGTAAGGAAGAAATCCTTACAAGGTTCGATCAAAGTATTTCCGGGCTAACCAAAAGGGAGATCCTATCCGGGAGTGGGGATAAAAAACTTCTTGAGATGGCTAAAAGGTACCAAAGGTTAGGGGGGGAACTAATCGTAAGGAGGATCCCATCAAATAGTACAGTCACTGCGATCCAACGTGAAATAGATGATGCCTATAGAGAACACGGGATTAGGATAACCGATTTATTCATAGATTTCTTAGGGTTAATGGGATCCTTAAGCCGGAAATCCGAAGATAAAGATAGGATATCAGATGCTTATTTGGATGTTGCAAATCTGGCTTTAAGGAATGGGCTTTATCACGTAATAACAGCCCATCATATTACAAGGGACGGAGAAAAACGAGAGTTCACTAGATATAAGGATGGGGATATTGCAAAATGTATAGATATAATAAGGCATGCCCAGGTTATCCTGGGGTTAAATAGAACACCCGAAGAGAGGGAGGCTGAAATTTTACGGGCTGAAATAATAGCTCAAAGGGATGGGATTCCCCATGGGAGGGGATTATTTGTCACAGATATTCCCAGACAAATAATTAAACCTATGACTACTGAACAACTAACCCAGTACCAAAATATAATAAGTCAAATAGAAATACATGAGGAACACGGAGACATATAGGAGGTTTACAACCTATTTCAAATCCAAGTATGGGGCTTTTGAATATCGACGGGGTTGGTTAAAAAGTGATTGTCCGTTTTGCGGAGGGGCTTATAAGTTCGGGGTTAATATGGGCCGAGATATGGCCCATTGTTTTAAATGTGATTACACTAATACAGTGTTTAAAACAGTCATGGAGTTGGAGAAGTTTTCAACCCCCACGGATTTATTTTCTTATTTGGAATCAATTCAGGAGAGTAGGATTTTTAGAGAGGTTAAAGAGAAGTTAATAATACCTGATCGAATTTTGCCGGATAGTTTTTTAACCTTGAAATATAATGTACCGGGGAATGGAAGCCCCTATTATAATTATTTAACCCGTAAAAGGAACCTTGAACCTGATGTAATTTTTAAAGCGAAAATAGGATTTGTAACCGATGAAAAAGATCCAATGTTCGGTTATACAGTATTCCCCGTTTTTGATAGGGATAATAAACGTAAGGTAGTTTATTATCAAGGGCGTAGGCTACTTACTTCGGGCCCAAAATTTAAGAATCCGGATCAAACTCTACTTGGGATTAACAAGGCTGAAATTTTGTATAATGGTAATATTTTATCCCAAGCTAAGAAGGTTTATATAGTAGAAAGTATAATAAATGTCCTCACTTTAAAATTTGAAGCCGTAGCGGGGTTGGGTAAGTTTTTTAACCCTTTTGTTATGAATTTGTTTAAAAAATCCCAGGTAGAGGAGTTTGTTATTATTTTAGATCCAGACGCATTAAGCCGAGCTATTAAAATTGCCTTTGAACTTATATATATTAAGAGGATAAAATTACTGGTATTACCCGATAACCAAGATGTTAACGATGTTGGTTATGATTATATAAAAGAATTAGAAAGTAACCAAGGCTATGAAACTCACTCATCATTAATAAAACTTAAAAATGAGCATCACTATTTCTAAAGAGCAGTTGAAAACTGTGTTGTCAGACTATTTCCCAGAAGAAGATTCCGAGCTATTTGAGGATATTTACGAGGAGTTGGAGGAAGAAACTTTTACTTATTTAGGAGATGCGGGGTTATTTGATAAATTGTTAACCCTATACCGACGTCGGGAGCTTCACCATAAAGGGGTAAGTATGGGTAACTCCAATCGAATAACCTATTTGGAATCCATTATGCCTAAGGTTAATGGGTTTTGTTCAACTTATAATTTGCCCAGGCGGGATGGGTATATCCAGTATATTAAGTTGGGTTGTAAGTTTCTACCAAAAAATAAATTTAACCTTAGTGTATTTGATTATAAGGTTGAATCTATTTACCAATTATATGAGGAACAACAAACCATTATAAATGACAAAAACCCGGATATTACAGAGATCCTTATTAATTCCTATAAAAAAGGGGTTGCCACCAAAACGGGGATTTTATTTAAACCCACTCCCGAAGATACCATTAATTTTGTTACCGCAGCTGTTTGGTGTAAAAAACAAAGAGTTTTACCGGAAGTTTTAGTAGAAGCAACTTTTGATATGTTGGCTTGGAAAAATGCAATACCGTCTACAGGAGCTTTAATAAACCCGAAGTTTCAAAACCACGTAGCCGATTACATGTCAAAAAATGATTTAGTAAATAGTAACACTACTTTGATATTAGACCTTAAGAAAATTAAAAATTTACGGGATGATTAAATTAACCATTAATAATGCAGTTTGTAGGCTCCAAAACAACCCCAAAGTAGTTGGGATGGTGGCTAGGTATCTGGAGTTTAAACACCCAAGCTATTTCCACATGCAAAGCTTAATGAATCGCGGGTGGGATGGGATGATTAGGCCCATGTCAAAAGCCGGGACTTTCTCTACGGGGTTATTACCAAGAGTTCTAGAGTTCCTCGTAAAAACCTTAGAGGATTTTGATTCTGAGATAGAGGTCTTGGATACTAGGATAATACCCCCGTTAACCGATGATCCGATCCCAATCAAAATAGGAAAGTTAACTTTGTACCCACATCAAAGAGAGGCAATAGAATCAGTTTTAGATAATTCTTTATTTGGAATCCCCTGGCCCAGGGGTTACATTTTTGCCGGGATGGGGGCTGGTAAAACTTTGATAATGTTCGGAATTTATATCGCTTACGGTAAACCAAAAACGGTTATTTTTGTGGATAATTCCAAATTGTATAATCAACTAAAAGCAGATCTACGAGAAATATTCCCTAATGAATATGGGTATTTACAGGGCCAATCTTATCAACCTGGGAACATCATAATTGCAATGGTTAAAAGTTCTGCTAATCGTTTAAAGGAAGATCCACATTTCTTTAGTGATGTACTTGCTGTTCTGGTAGATGAAGCGGATTTATCTGCAAATAAAACCTATAAAACAGTTCTTGGTGGATGTCCGGAGGCTGCAGTTCGCTTGGGGTTTTCGGGAACAATTTTTTTAAGAGACCTTAAAAAGGATAAGTTATTAAATAATACTTTAGAGGAAAGGTTCGGTAAAATCATATATAAAATTAATTCAAAGGAACTATCCGAGTTGAAGATTATACCTAAGGCTATTATTAAATTAATTCCCGGAATTACACCTAAACAAACATTCTTAGATTTCAAAGAGGAATTCGATACTGTTATTGCTAATAACCCAGAACATTATAAAATAGTCTTAGCCCGGGTTAGGTATAACCTTTTAACCCATAAAAGCCCAATAATGGTTTTTACAAGGTTTATGGCTCAAACTGATGCTTTAGGGATCTTCTTAAGGGAGCATTTAAATGTACGGGTTGAATATGTTCACCATAAATCCGTATCTGATGAAGTTATCCTAGATTTTAAAGAGGGGCGAATACCGGTGTTAGTATGTTCCTTATTCCTTAAAAGAGGTTTATCATTTCCATTATTGAAATGTATAATAAATGCTTCCGCTGGGGAATTCTATTCAAATCCACTACAGATACTTGGAAGGGGAACTCGTAATTCAACTAACAAGGATCGATTTTATTTTGAGGATATTTTAGATAATGGAAAATATTTGTCTAACCACAGTAAAAAAAGAGTACTTCATTATAAACGAGAGGGTTACGTAATCCGGGACTTAAGAGTTTAATTTAATTTCCCAACTTATATAATATATGCAAAAGAATAATAAACGGCAATCTAGAAATTCAAATGTCCCGACTGCTAGGTTAGCAATTCCATTTGATGTAACCAAATTCGGGTCCGAAGATGATCCCTGTTTTGGTAAGTTATATGATTTAACTACTCCCGAATGCCAAGGTTGCGGGGATAACGAATTATGTGCAATAGCCACACTGACCCGGTTAAAAGGTAAACGGCTTAAATGGGAACAAGAGAACCCAGCCCAGGATTTAGAAATTGATAAGGAAGCCTTAACCCAGGAGGTGAAAGCTTATATGATCGGACTTTTAAACAAAGGTTATACCGAACTCCGGGCCCATAAGAAAACTATGAAGAAATTCCATATTCACGAAACAATTTTAAAACAAATATTGAATGGATAACAAGGATCTTAATAACATGGAAATTATATTTCCGATAAACCCATTAGAAACCATATTCGCTCTCCAAAGAGAACTCATGGTTGATTACCAGGTTATCGAGAAATGGGATGTAGATTTCCCAGTAAATTTAAACCTCAAGAAAAGTCAACTCCTGGTTAAGGATGTAATTGCCCGGGCAGTTGAAGAATTAGCTGAAGCCTTTGAAGCCCTGGAATTAGGGGATACGGCCAATTTTCTAGAGGAGTTAGCTGATGCCTTACATTTTTTTACAGAGGTATTTATATTAGCCGATATCACTGTAGAGGACTATACTCAATTCCTTTGTAGTTTTTATGGTGATTTTTCCCCCGGGGACCCGCTTATTACCCTAGAAAAGTCGGGGTATGCTAGGACTAGGAATATGGGAGAAGGTTTAAAAGGTTTAATGTTTGATATAATTTATCAGGTGAATCTTTCAAGGAATGCTTTAAGGAATAAACCTTGGAAGCAAACTGAGCTTATGTACAACAAAGAGGTATTCAATTCAACCTTAATGGAAGGTTATACTTTATTTTTAGAATTATTCCTTTGGAGTCATCCAGAAGGAGAGGTTGGAGTATATGAAACCTATTACAAAAAGAACCAAATTAACCGATTTAGGATTAAATCCAAATATTAAAATGAGAATATTAAAATTTAAAAATTCCCTGGCAGCCTTTATGGGAATCAATGAGTATCTTATATTTAACGATAAAGGTGTAAAAGCGGATGGTATTGTTTCCTCAAGCCAAAATATTATGTACGATACTATGGTAAGGATACATAAATCCGAAATTCCCCCGGATTGGGATTTTACTAAAACGGTTAATTATCGTAAGTCTAAATGGACTTCTCTAGTAGGTAACTACCTGAATATAGATCAATTACAGGAAGTGATTGCAGAAGTACAATCTCGGGAAATAAAGAAATCAAAATCCTATAATGTTTCTATGTTATTTGCTAATTCCCACGGGGGAGGTAAGGGGTGTTTACTAAGTTGTACATATTCAAGGAGACCCCATTTGGAAGTACCTCTGTTAATAGTTACAGTTCGAGCAAGTGAAACCTATAAAAGGTTGATGTTTGATTTATTATTAATCCATCGGATGGGAGAAGAAGCTTATGGGGAGGATGCGGATTTCTCAATTAACATTTTCTTCCCCCACAGTTGGGTGGCTGTATCTTGGTCGGCTATGTTTATTCATCTCCTTTCTCCGGAGAGAATTACCCAATTAGAAGAAGAGTACGGTACCAATGTATTTTCTAATGCCGTTAAGGCCAAATACGAATATTTTAAATCGGTTGATTGGACTAAGTTTAATTATAATGCAGATAAGCGGGCAGCAAAAGTTATCCAGGGGGATATAGCATCTCCGCCGGTTTTAGCAAGAGATTGTTTTATTTAACCTATATAGATTATGAGGATATACGAAAACAGCTATGAGTTAATTTCGGAAATGTTTCGGGATTTAAATGAGATGGGTAGGCTTAGGAGCCCACACTCCATGCAAAACAAGGAGGTTAAGGGGGACTTTAATTATCAAACAAAGGAGTTAGAACACTATGTTTATAGACTCCTCTCTCTCGGGGATACACGCCCATTATTTTTCTTAGATCCAAAAGCTGAAAAATGGGCTCTTTCGGAATTTAGTGAAAGGGTAACCCCACACTATCAGAATCCCGGAGAAGCTTGGCGATTACGTAAAGAAGTTTGGGAGCAATTCCTCAATGAAAATGGTATGTTCGATTATACCTACCAAGGAAGAATTGATCCCGCCTTTAACCTTAAGCTTATTGCTGAGGAATTAAAATCTAACCCAGATTCCAGACAGGCATGGTTGCCGATTTTTCAACCTAAAGATTTAAGATACATGGGGGGTAAAAGACGTATACCTTGTTCCTTAGGGTATTTCTTTAGGATTACTCAGGACGGGGACTTATCTTTAACTTATATACAGAGGTCTGCTGATGCCGTTACCCATTTTGGGAATGATGTATTTTTGGCTTGGTTAATGTTAGAATACGTGGCTTCCTTAATAGGGGTTAAACCCGAATCCCTGACCCACCATATTTTCAGCCTCCATTCATATCAAAAGGATTGGCCTATTTTAGAAAAAGGTATTTCCGAGTTGGGGGGGTTAAATGGCTAGGATATCCAGATCTCATCTTTACATGAGAATGGCTGAACTCATGGCCCTTAGAGGATCTTGTAAAAGGGCCCAAGTGGGATGTGTTATAACTTTGGATAATCGGATTATATCTACCGGATATAATGGACCTCCAACTAATGAGCCCCCTTGTTCGGAACATACCTGTGATCTTTCTAAATCGTGTACCCGAGCAATCCATGCTGAAGCGAATGCTATTGCTCATGCTGCTAAATTCGGACTGCCCTTAAACGGGGCAGTTTTGTATTGCTCCTATTCTCCTTGTCCTACCTGCTCTAGGTTAATAGCCCAGGCTGGGATAAAGGAAGTATATTATTTAACTCCTTATAAAGATCCGGCAGGTATTGAAATCTTAAAAAATAATCTTATAAAATGTTCACAAATTACGGATTTATAGATACTCCTAAAAAAATCGATGATTTAATAATTTGGTGTTTAGAGTCGGGGATAGTATCGGTGGATTTTGAGACCAATGCTAAACCCGTTTATGATGATGATTTTTATCCCACAATTCTGGGTGTATCCTTTCAACCCGGGTATACCTGGATAATCCCTTTAGCCCATAAAGACTCTCCTTTCCGGGAATCTTGGAAAAGGGTTTTTAATAAGTTTTGTGAAGCAATCATCACTAACCCGGCTATTATTAAGGTAGCTTGGAACCTTCACTTCGAATATTCCATATTTATGAAGTACGGTTACCGTATGCGGGGTAGGATGTTTGATGCCATGTTGGCGAAATATCTTTTGGATGAAACCAGGCCTAACGATTTAAAAGCAATGGTCGATAGATTCCTACCCCAGTTTTCTGGGTATGATTTACAAGGAGTCCCATCTTCAAAGGCTAACCTCGAAACTAAGGTTAAATTTTGGTCTAATGTTCCCCTAGAAACTTTAAGTAAGTATTGTGGTGGGGATTGTGACTTTACTTTAAGGTTAATGATTCATTTTGAGGAACGCCTATTGGATGTGGGGATGTATCACCTACTCCGGAATTTATATATGCCTTTAATAGGGATTATTTCCAGGACTTATTTAGAGGGGGTAATGGTAGATAAATCCTGGCTGGAATACCTTGACACTAAATATGAAAACTTAATTAAGGCTTTAGAAGACAGGTTGAGGAAAATACCCGAGGTTGATCAGTTCAATGAGGACCAAATTGAATCTCGGGTAGAAGCCTATATCCAAGGTTTGGAGGACGAAATAGATTCGGGGAATCTAACCCAAACCCAAGTCCGAGCTCGGGAAGAAAAAATATCCCGGGTAGAGGTGGGGGAACCCCAAACTAAAAAGGAGATTGAATTATTTCAAGAAATTAATTTCGGATCTCCTAAACAACTTGGGGAATTATTTTATTTATCTGAAGGGGGGTTCCGATTCCCAATTTTGGATAAAACTGAGTCCGGAGCTCCAAGTACCGGAGAGGATACTTTAATAAAACTTAAGGAATATGATGAATCTGGGTTTATTGATTTATTATTAGAACTTAGGGGTTTATCTAAATTACATACTACCTATATTAAAAATATCCTGGAGGATCATATAGATTCCAAGGGGTTTATTCACCCATCATATTTACCCCACGCTACAGTTACCGGGAGATTCGGTTCCAGAAATCCAAATTTTCAAAATATTCCCCGAACAAGTACCAATGCTGATATTAAAACCTATATAATAGCTCCAAAGGATTATTATTTTGTGGAAATAGACGGGTCCCAAATGGAGCTTCGGGTAGCTGCAGAAATATACCAGGACAGAGTAATGATCGATATTTTTAATAAAGGTCAAAATATCCATGTGGCTACATCGGCAAAGGTTTTTGGGGTAGATTATGATATTATAAATAAAGCTCGTAAAGATCCCAATCACCCTGAGCATGATATATCTGTTGTAAGGCATAAAACTGGGAAGGTTTTAAATTTTACTATATTTTACGGGGCAGAAGGTCGTAAGGTTGCAGAATTTGTAACCGAGCGTACTGGGATATTTACTACCAAAGAGCAGGGGGATGAACTAATTGAAGCCTGGTTCAAGGCTTTCCCCGATGCAGCAAAGGGTATTGAGAAAACCCGCAAATTAGCTATCCAACAAGGTTTTATACAAAGTCCCTTGGGCAGAAAACGTAGGTTACCTATTCTATTGAATAAAAATAATAAATTTCTTAGGAGGGGGGAGTGGAATGAGGCTTTAAGACAAGCAGTGAACAGTCCTATCCAGGGTTTTGCTTCTGATTTAACTCAATGGGCTAACATACAAATTTACCGTGAACAACTTAAAGGCAACCTCCCAGACTACCTTCGACTAGTTAGTACGGTTCATGACTCTTTAGAATTTTATGTTCACAAAGCAGATATTCACACCGTAATCCCTCGTGTAACTGAAATTGCAGCTAAGGCTTACGGATTACATAAATATATGGGTTACAAGTTTAAATACGTAACCCAGAAATTCTCGGCAGAGCTGGGAATAACTTGGGGTCATGCTGAAGAGTACCATAAGGATACGGATTATATCTTAAAATATGACCAGGATACTATTAATTGGGAGTCATCTAAATTAACTTTAATAAACGCATAAATGAGAAAACTTAAATCTGGTAAGTATTTTGTAGTAAAAAGAGATCCAAAAACTGGAGAACTCAAGGAAGAGGACCCCAAAGCTCAATATTTTGTTTTAAGGTTGGACACTGATCCAAAAGCCCGGGCCGCTATAAGGGAATATGCTAAACAACTTATTATCGCCGGGGAACAAAATTTTGCTGAGGAATTAACCGAGTGGGTAAATAACATACCGTTACCTGAAGTAACCCCAAAAATAATTATTCAGGGTATATGTCCTGTTTGTGGGGCCGATGAAAGTCAAGTCCAAAAAAAATATGATATGGTGGACGGTAAAGAAGTGGTGGTGGATCGGTTGATTATTTGTACCAATTGTGGGGTTATCCGAAAATTTTAACACTTAAGTGTTTTTTACTAATCCAATACTTATATATATTATAAATAACAACTTAAATATCATGAAGATAGCCTTATTTGGACCTTCGGGAAGCGGGAAAACGACCTTAGCAAAATTTATAGCTGAGGAGTTCGGTTTAGTTTATATACCCGGATCTAGTTTTTCTAAGTTATTAACAGAATCCCAAAAAAAAGATTTACGGGCTTTAGGTTACAAGGAAACAGGTCATAGAGAAGTAATAGCTTTATCCCATAGTAATCCCAAGTTTGGAGAATTATTTCAAACCTATGTGTTAGATAGAAGAGCCCAACTTATATCTCGGGAAAAGATGTTTGTAACGGACCGAAGTCCCATAGATAACGTGGTATATTATTTAATGCAAACAGTTACCCATATAACTGATGAATCTTTTACTGCTAGGTTTATTATTGAAGCCATGTCCGCTTACCAAGGATTGACCCACACAATATTTGTTCCGGTATGTAAAGAACAAAAAATGGTTGAAACTAACGGATCTCGGATAGATGACCTTAGGTTTCAACGGGTAGTGAGTGCTGTATTTAACCATGTACAAAATGAATATTTCCAAGATTTAGGACCCGCTACTTTTACGGTCCCAACCTGGAATCTGGATATCCGTAAGGATGCAGTTAGAGATTTTCTAAACCAAAACCTTTTATAGTGAAGAACAGTAAAATTATAAACAAGATCTCCATATCAGTGGGGGACGAGACATTCGTTATAAATGTTGGAGTATTACTCCATATTGATGAAAATAATATTGAGAATGAGGCAGAATCTACCTTGGCCAATTTCGGATACTTTAGTACTCTTAAGGCTAAATTGGGCCGGGTAGTATCCGATATCCAACTCCAAGTAACCTCCCTGTATTCGGAATTATTTCTCGATCTTAAAAGGGATGAGGAATCTCGAATATCTGATAGGTATGCGGAATCTTATGCAAACAATGACGAGGATTACCAGGAGTTGGTTGCATCTTTAAACAAGGCTAAAGAACACCTTAATATCATAACCGGGATCGCTGAGGCTTTAAAACTCAAGATAAATGTAATTCAAACAATTTCCGCTAATTTAAGAAAAAGTTAAAACAAATGAGCAAAACACTAAGAGAGCGTTTAGCAGCTAAACGCAAAGAAATCCAAGAGAGAGCATCCTCCGGGAATGGTAATTTAATTTTTATCAAAGAAGGTACTTATCGAGTTCGAGTCCTTTCCGGAGAAGAGGGTCAAGAATGGGCTTATGAAATAGCCCACATGTATTTAGGCCCTGAAATTAAGGGGATTATTTCTCCATCATCTATGGGACTTGATTGTCCAATTATGGAAAAAATCGCTGAGTTAAAAGAATCAAAAGGAGCAGATGCTACTAATTTGATAAAAACTCTTCGGCCGAAATCCAGATTCCTTCTTCCCGTTGTGGTTTATAAGGATGAACGGGGTAAAGAGATAGATGAAGAAAACTCCGGTAAATTAATGTTAATCACAGGAGGCCTTTACGGCCAAATGATCGATTTTTTCCTTGATCCCGACCTTGGGGACTTTACAGATCCCCAGGAGGGTTATGATCTTAAAATTAAGAGAACCGGTAAAGGGATGACGGATACCGAATATTCGGTAAGTGCCATGAGACCTACTCCGATTACGGGTAAATGGAGTAAACCTATTAACCTTGAGTCTATGGTTAAGGCCGTAATTCCCTCCTATGATGATGTAGAAGAAAAATTAGCTGAGTTCATGGCTATTAACGACCCCGATGGAAATACCGATGACCACGAGGGTGGAGATGCTGGTTCACAACCGAGGCCTCGTAAACGTAAGAAAAGATCTGAAGATGGCGAGTAAAAATTTTTTAACTCAATACCCGGAATCCGGGTTAGCCTCTAAAATAATCATTCCTGCCGATGATTATATTTGGGTTCCCTCTAAATCCCCCGTGATTAATTATAATCTCGGGGGTGGGATCCCGATGGGGAAAATGGTAGAATTTCTTGGTGAAGAGTCGTCTGGTAAAAGTTTGTTAGCCTACGACTTCATGAAATCTGCCCAAGAGCTGGGTGGGATGGGGATTTTAGTAGATGCTGAGTTTTCTTTCGAGGAACGTTGGGCTAAACTTAATGGTTTGGATTTGGATAAAATTCACTACCTTGCGGAAGTAGCTGTAGAAAAAATTCAGGATTTCTTACACGATGCCGCTACCCATTATCGTTCAGAACTACGGCACAATGAACCGATTGTAATTGTAGTAGATTCCTTAGCTGCCTTAGATACTGAGTTAGCTTTGAGTACAGCTGCTATGGATGCGAAAGCAGAAATGGGTAATAGGGCCAAAGCAATTTACCGAATGGTAAGACACCTTAACCCCGTTTTTTCTAAGTTGGGGATTATAGCCATTTTTGTAAATCAAATCCGGGATGCTGTGGGAGTTAATGCAATGTTTGCGGATACCGAAACGAGCCCCGGGGGAAAAGCCATGAGGTTTTATGCCGCACAACGAATAGGTTTATATACCGGGGCCCAGATTAACGAAGGTACTGGAGTTAACCGAAAACTTGTAGGAAAACAAATATCTTTCAGGATTAAAAAGAACAAGGTCGCTAGGCCCCGGGCTCCACATAAAACTAATGTTATTTTTGACCCATCTTATGGGGAAGTAGGATTTAGTAAAATTGCGGGGTTAAGGGAGGTACTCCTAGAACTAGAGACAATAGAAAAACGAGGTAATGCTTATTATTTTGATGGAGAGGAAATAGCTTCCGGAAAGGACGATTTTAATTTAGCTATGGGAGAAGAACCAGAATTATTAGCCGATATACTGGATGCCTCAAGTATTAACACCATTGAAAAAACCCAAGAGAAAATCGATGAAGAACACACCAACCTTTTCCCAGTCTAAGGATAAAATCCTATTAATTGATGGAGATAACCTATGCCATCGAGCATACCATAAATTTTCTAATTTTACTAATCGAAAGGGAGAATCTTCGGCTCTCCCTTTCGGATTCTTTTATATTTTAGGGGGTTTAATTAAAAAATTTAAAGCCGACCAAGTATTTGTTGCCTTTGACGGGGGTAGTTCTGAACATCGAAGAAAAATCCTACCGGGTTACAGAATCCGAGAAAAATCCGAAACTTTTGACTCAGAAGTTTTTAATCGACAAAAACATGAAATACGAGGATTGTGTGAAACTTCGAATATTAATACTCTTTGGGAACCCCATATGGAAGCGGATGACTTAATTTACATGGTTATAAAAAGGGTTTTAAGTGATAGTTACGTAACCATTGTATCTTCCGATAAGGACTTTATTCAACTAATTGGGGGTAATGTTACCGTATTTAACCCCTTCAAGAATACTTTGATAAGTGAGTTAAATGTTGAAAAAGAAACTGGATATTCTCCGAAACAACACCTACAGTATTTAATCCTTAACGGGGATAAATCAGATAAAGTTCCTGGCGTTAAAGGGATGGGGGAAGTTAGGATAAAGGCTTTTCTTCAAGAATTTGATACCATTCAAGATTACATAGATGACCCAAATCAAACTTCCTGGTATAAATATCCTATCGAAGAAGTTTATTTAATTAACAATCCTTTAATTAACTTAAAACTTCACTACCTACTCCACTTACGTAAAATCCCACTCCCAATAATTTATCACCAAAACTTTTCCCGGGATAACCTTTTATCCTTCTTTAATCAATATGACATATCTAAACTGGACCCAGATATCTACAAGGACTTAACATGAAAGCAATAATATTTTCAGATATCCACTTCCATTTTTGGGAGAAACATAATGTTAACAACAAGAGAACTAACGCACAACTTTTAGTATTCGAGAACATCGTCAGGCTTGCATACAGGAATAAATGTCCGGTTTTCTTTGGGGGGGACTTATTTAACAACCCGGGAGAAGTTACTAATAAACTTCTTAATTACTTATCTTCTAACCTTACCCAGATTTTTGAGGAATACCCGGATGTCCAGATTTACATGATCTCAGGTAATCACGATATGGCCGAGAAAAATACCTTAACTCATAGAAGTCCGTCATATATCCAGGCCTTTTCTAACCTGTTTCCTAACCTCCACAACTTGGATTTTAGCTCGGTTGTTGTAGAAGGAACTACTTTTTTCGGAATCCCCTATCTCGAAGATAACGGGGGTTTAACCGATGCTATTGGTCACTTGACTTTAACTGGGGATGACATCTTATTAATGCACTCCGGGTTTAAAGGTCAAAAGGATACCTCTGGGGTAGTAGTATCTGAAGGATTTAATATTAATGAGGATAACTTTAAATCTTTTAAATATGTACTCTCAGGCCATATACACAAACCAGGTAAGGTACGTAAAAATATATATTCGATCGGAGCTCCTTTACAACTAAGGATCTCTGATATGGGTGGTAGATTTGGATATTGGGTTCTAAGTTCAGGGGACGAATTAAGGTTTAAAGAGTTAACAAAAACTCCGAAATTTAGAACCTATGAATTAGAATCTGAGATCGATAATGATACAGATATCTGGGTAAAACGATTAAAACCTCCGGAAGGAATTAGTTTAGTTTCCTCTACTGTATCCAACATAGACCCCATATCCCTAGCGATTGAATATTGTAAATCTATAGGAATTACCTCAAAGGCTAAAATAAGAGGGTTAATAAATTTTATAAAAGAATCAAATGATCATATTTAAAGAGATTGAGATGGAGGGGTTTGGGATATTCGTTAACCCCATCAAATTTAAGTTAGATAGGCCGGGGATTAATATTTTATCTTTAAGTAACGGTCGGGGTAAAAGTACTATTTTCGGAGCTTTAGTATGGGTTCTTTATGAAAAAGCTCTTAAAGAAGGAAGTACTATCCCATCGTATGAACATTTAAGGACCAGCACCTGGAGAGGTACTAAAGTTTCAATAAGTTTTATAAAAGATAATACTCACTACCGAATAACTCGATGTCATGAGTGGACCAGCAAAGTTCATGGAGAAAAAGGCCGTAATAAGGTTTTCATCGCTATAAATAATGCCCCTTACGAAAGTTTAAAATCAAAAACGGATCTTAATCAATATGTTATAGACCTAATTGGTTACTCCTATAAATTATTTATCAACACCGTAGTGTTTCCTCAAAAGACAAGCAGGTTTATTGAAGAGAAGGGGGTTGATAAACGGAAGATTTTTGAGGAAGTTTTTGATTTGGGTTGGATAACTAAGGCTTTGGAGTTGGCTAAAGAATCTACTATAAAGTTGGGCCAAAAATCTTATAACAAAACCTTAGAACTTAATAAACTAACGGCTGAGGTAGACTCATTACAAATGTTTATTGATAAAGTTGGGGAAAGTAGAAAAGATTTTTATTCCGAGAAACTCTCTATTATAAATAAGTTACGTTCCGATTTGGACTCACTTCAAAAGGATGATTTTAAAGACCCTACAAATCTAGAGGACCAAATTCGGGTATTAACCCGGGAACTTGATCTTTTATCAAACTCCTTTTCCCAATCAGAGTTGGATGAAGTTTCAACCCAATACCAAAGAGTGGTAGATCAAAAGGCTGGGGGAATTTTAAAGATAAAAGATCTTACTGAACATTCCGAAGAGTATTCAAAAGGGGGAGAAAGTAGATGCCCAACTTGTAATCAAATCCTTCCTAAAAAAACTCAAGGTACCCTCCTAAATGAAACCCAATTTGAATTAGATAACCTTAAGGAACAATTAAAACAAAATGATCTTCTGGGAATAAATCTCTATAATCGAATAGGAAAACTAAAAAACCAAGCTCGCCAAATTCGGGAATTGGGAAATGAAATTAACAAATTAAACTCCGAATTAAGGGTAACCTACAACTATAACCAGGGTATTCAAGAGTATGTAAATAAACGAGAGAAAATTAAGAGTCAAATAGAAACAGAAGAGGCTCGGGAATTTAACGATATCTCTAAGGAGATGGTTGAAAAACTTAAAGCTAAACAAAAGTTAGAATCGGCCTTGTTTTTAGAAACTCGGGGGATAACTCGGACCCTGGCTAAGTATAATTGGATTATAAAGTATCCTCTCTCTGAATCAGGAATAAAATCATTCATAATAAATAAGATGATCTCATTACTGAACGATAAGCTAGCCTATTATAAAGACTTTATTAATTTTGATGTTCAGTTGGAAGTAGATCAAGAAAAAGCCCGTAAGGATATTTATACCCTTATATACAGAGAGGGGAACCCAGTACTTTTAGCAGATCTTTCTGGGGGAGAGAAACAATTGGTTAATCTGGTAGTAGCCTTAGCACTAACTGACCTTCTAAAGGAGCTATCGAATAATTCCCAAACTAACCTACAAATTTTTGATGAGGTTTTTGAATCACTGGATCCAAGTAACGTAGAGGTTGTATCGATGCTTCTTCAATCCATATATACAGGTGATCAATCAATTTTCATAGTTACTCATAAAAAGGATTTCATATTAACTAATTCAAATACCATCAAACTATGGCAAGAATAAATTCAAAAAAGAAAGGTTCTAAAAATGAGCGGGAGTTAGCTAAGGCCTTTGAGAAGTGGACCGGGTTTGATTTTGCTAGGGTTCCGACTTCTGGGGGTCTAAGGTGGAAAAGAACTTTGGATACTACTGGGGATATAATGGTTGCGGAACAGGAACATATTTTTACTTTTCCATTTTCTATCGAAACTAAATTCCATTTTGAAATTGATCCATGGAAAATCCTTTTAGGACAAAGTTCAAAGCTGGATGATTTTATGGGCCAAGCTAGGGCAGATGCGGAAAGGTCAAAAAAGATCCCCCTAGTTTTTTTCCGGTATAACGGGATGCCTAAAAGTACCTGGTTTATTATTATGGAATATGAAACCTGGATTACCTTAATTAAGGAAATATTCCCGGAAAACGGTTTTATGAATTTCAATAATGAATTTTGTATATTCTCCTCGGATGCTTTATTCGAAGCTGATTACAATACTATTTTAACTTTATTAAAGGGGTGATATGTTAGAAACAATTTTTGGGATTATACGGATAAAAACAAACCTAATAGCAACCGATACCCATATTAACCTTGACCAAGAAAAACTTAGAAAATGTGGGTATCCCGGGATTAAGATTATAGTCCCAAGGGTTAAAACCTTAAAACAAACTTTGTTAAACAAAGAAATTTACGATTATAAACCCCTGATGTTTAATTATGGTTTTATAATGATCCCTAAAGTACTTAGCTACAGTCGCGAGGCTTTAAATACTATAACTCTAGTATCCAGAGTTATATCGGGTTTTGTATTCCGTAGGCCCAACGACCTCCTAGAGGAAAGGTTATCACGGGGGGAAGAAATACACCACAAACAATGTCTCCTAGAGGAAGTAAAAAGTAAAGAGGTTTTTAGGTTATTGGCTATTGCCAAAACCCTAGATGTTTACCATGCAACTGAGAGCCTATCTATAGGTTCTTACATCGTTCTAAAGGGGTATCCTTTTAACGGGTTGGGAGCAGAGATCCTTGCAAAACAAAGTAACCATATAAAAGTTCGGTTATTGGATTCAGATACTACAGTTTCGGTTAAAAACGATAATGTTTATTATTCTCCTTATGATGAGCCCCTGGATTATCGGGAAGTTTGCTTTTCGGACTTAGATTATGTTCCGGATTTTGTAGATCCTAGCCCTGAGATATATTAAAATTACTCTTAAGTATTTATAAATTAAGCAACTATATAACTATGCAACTTAAGATTGCTGGGGCGCACCCCAGGTATCGCTACTATAAAACTGGATGATTATATTATGCAAGAAAATAAAAAATACGCTTGGGAACATCTAACCAAACTTGAAAGAACTCTTCTACATTTGTATTTTGGACATAGTAAAACTCTTAGAGAGAGTGCTATAATCACTAACCTGGCCCCCTATAAAGCCCAGGAAATTCTTTACAGGGCAAAGAAATTCTTTATATTGTTTTCGGATTATTATATTTTAAACGATCAATTAATTCCCTTAGAGGCTAACCTTGATTCCCCGATTAGGTTATATTTATATTATACTTTAAAGGAACGCCTATCTAAAAGGGAAACCATGATTAGGATAGCTTTAAAATATCCAAGTTTTACTCCTAAGGATTTCAGCGTAGCTATCGATTCTATGATCCCCGAGCTAAAGACTAATTACCCGGACACTTATGAACTCATACTAAGTTTCGATAAATGGAATAGCCACAGGATCCTACCAAAAAAATACCGAAGAGAATCCCCTTTTCCTAGAAGACAAATGAAAAGTTTTTGGCCTATGGAAAAAACCATTACGGGGTTATCCGAGATATCCTATCGATTAATAAAAGAAAAGTTTAAAACTAACGAACCCCCAATGGCATTCCTTGTGGTAGTTGGATCTTATATTCCAAAGGGTTTAGAGATTATTCAAATACCTCTAACTGAACATAACTTAAGGTATTTCGGAAGAAATCAGTTCCTAGTATTTGAGGATAGGAATGATGCTCTGGTTATGGGTAAATTATGCCTTGATAAATTTTGTTTAGGGGATCTCCCAAGACCAGAGGCCTTTAAATTTTGGCCCGTGTTTAGGAATCTTGCTAAAAAAGCCCGAACCATAGATTTTATCATGAATATAGAAGAAATGGATAAATCCCGGTTAAATTACGAGGATATCAAAAAAATGAAATATTAACCCCTTTCCTTTAATATCTTATAAAACCTTATATTATATTTGCATTAATAAATAATAAAAGGAAATAAACATGGCAAAAACTAGGTATTACACGCCGAATGATAGGGTAGATAATTTATTATCTTCTATGAAAATTCGGGATTTAAAACAGGCTGCTATAGCCCGGGGGTTAAATTTCCGAAGGGTTACTGAGGCTTCTGTTCTGGAACTACAAAGCTGGTTAATGTTACATTGGGATGGAAGAACAGATCGGACTTTACTTAATGATTACGATGTATGGCTCGAACAAGAACTCCGGGAGGAGGGGTTGGAGGAACTTATCCACCCTTTACTAAGGCTGGGTTATCTTGGAGAAGACGAAGATGGAAATTTAGTAAGGAAACAACTCAAGAATATCTCTATCTCCAATGTTAAATCTAAAAAAGAATTATCTCAATATCTCCCAAGACGGGGATCTCGTAAAGAGTTAGTATTTGAAATTATTAGGAATGATCCACTAACCCCCACGGAAGATCTTATAGAGGAAGTCTTAGACCAATTCCCCGATGTATCCATAGGGAGTATTAAATCCTGGGCCTCTAAGGCTCGTAAAACTGTAAGGTATGGCGAAGAAATTAAAAATGAAAAACCGGCATAGGTTTTTTATAATAAATATGAGTAACCTTTTAAAAATCTTGGTTTATAATCGGGCCTTTCATACGGAGAGGGATGCAGAATATGTAGTAGCTCGGTACTTTAAAGATCAAGAGACCATGATTGTTCGGGGGTTGTTCCTTATTATTTATAAAAAGTACCGGGTAATTCCATTCCCACTCCAATACCAGGCTTTGAAACCTTCCCAGGGACTAGCTAATCACCCAAACTCCGAGGCTAGAATCCGAAGGGGTAGGGCAATTTTAAAACAATATCCCAGTTTGAAGATCCTTATACCTAAAAAACAATCCCGATCTGGGTTTTACAGTACTTTAGCCGGAGAATTATTAATATCCTAACTTATATATAATATGGAAAAAATAAAAATAAAGGTAACTAAGTATCGAGTAAGTCTTAACCGGATTAACGAAGATCTTTGGGAAGAAGGTAACCAAGGGTGGGAAGGCCAATATGATATGGATACAAACCTTTACACATCCGACACCGATGCTCGACAAAGAGCAATTATGGAAGCAGCCCAAAAGGTTGCTGGAATGAATCAACACGCCTTATCATCAGCTAAGGAGAATAACGAACCTTTTTATTATAAATTAATTATTTCAGGTGTATGAAAAATCTATTGAATCGCAAAGTCGTGGGCGTAATGCTCAATTCATCGGGACATTATATTTTGATGTTCGATGATGGTGTTCAAGTTTTAGTTAACTCGGACGCAATTTTTAAAAGACTTCAGGAAGTGGAGGATGAACCAATGGCCCCGGTAAAATCGGATGATCATGTAAAATCCCCAGTAGAACCTGAGGTTACTTCTACCCCTAAGGTCAAACCCGCTGCAGCTAAGGCCCCAGAACCGGAAGATGATGAAAATTTCGATGAGTGGACTATGGAGGAATTGGACGAACTTAACCGGGAGGGACTCGAGGAAGTTATCGAAGACGAGGATCTTGACATAGATCCAGAGGAATTTAAATCCCTGTCAAAATTACGTCGGGCTATTGCTGAAGAGTTAGGTCTGTAGAGAATCTCCTTTTATTAATGTTTCCCCCTCGCAACTCCGATAGTTGGAGGGGGTTTTTTATTTTACACTTTTTACCCCTTTCCATTGCATCCATATGAAACCTTATATTATATTTGCATTGCAATTAAAAATTAAAAGGATATGCAAAAAACATGGTTTGATGAATTATCTTCTTTGGAGGAGAAATCCCAAGAGTTTTTAAGAATTATTCAGTCAGAGAAAGCTAAAACTCCACAAGTAGAAGAATCCAAAAAAGAATTACTCGCTGCAGTTGAGAGAGTTAAGAATTTTGGAGGTGGAACCAATATTGTAAAGGTTACATGTTATTCTGAACACTTTAGACGTGGAGAGATGTATTTCACCGGAATAACCTCTGGGGATGTTCTTAAGAAATTAGCTTTTATACACCCTACTTGGGTAGTAAGGGAGATCGAAAATTTTGATCCCGTGAAACTTTATTATTATTAACTTTAGTGGGAAATTGAATGGGCTATCACTTATTATAAATATCTATTAACTAATAATTAAAACGTTGAATTATGAGTAAAACATCAGAACAGACACCGGAAGTTAACGACGTAACCTTAGAGGACGTTAAAGAATTGCAAGCACTTGCAAAAGTTGAACTTTCCGAAGCACGGACTTCGCTCCGTAAATTTAAAAAGGCCAACACAGTACGTAAGGCCGAGAACATTAAAGACGAAAAGGTAAAAGCAGAATTTGAAGCTTTATCCGAAGCCGTTGAGAAAGCTCAGAAGGCTTATGATACCTTGGTCGAACAGGCTAAAGGGTTAAAACCCAAAAAAGGATCCGGTGGGGGTGGAGCTAAGTATGCTTACCCAAAAATTACGGATCATAAAACTGGCGAAGAACGAGAACTCACCAAAGAGGAGAAAAAACGTTGGAGAACCAAAGCTCGTAAGGAAGCAGTAAAATTGGATGTTTCCCCCGAAGAAGTACCTTTTGATCCGAATTTCCTGATGCCGAAACCGGTAGTAGAAAAGAAGAAAAAAGAGAAGGTCGAATCAAAAGAGTCTGAGGAGGAGGGAGAAGAAATTACCCCAGAAGCCCCGGTTACCGAAAGGGTCTCAAGACGGAATAAGAACCGGAAGTCCCCCCAAGAATCCCCAGAGGAAGAAGCTTCCGAAGACATTGAAGATGACGAATAAGGCCGGTTTTTATAATCAAAAGAACCCCTCTCCGGAGGGGTTTTTTTTAACTGAAGGGAGTTAACATGAAAGATTTTGAAAAGAAGATCCGCATACAACTGTTCGATGAAGAAATGAACCAGTTATCGGACCGATTGTTGGGTCAGGATCTGGAATTACGCATGGGTCCAAAAAATACCCATAAGGGTCCACTTAAGGTGGAAGCTTGTTTATTTACAGTGGACGACTTAGTTTTATTTCGGGATTATTTGGATCGAATTAGTGGGGAACTCCCACTAACTCAGGCTAAGAAACGGGGCCGTAAGAAAACTAAAATGGTTGAGACTGAAGGCTTCGGAGAAGTTCTTGCAAAAGAATTATCAAACATCACTACGGGTTCGGATTTTTATAAGTTTTTGGAGGATAATGATTTTGTTTTCTCTAACTACCAACTTTTGGTGGATTTGGGTTTACCGGTTAAATTACCCGAAGAATTCCAGGATCCAGAGGATTACAGGATCCTTATTAGGAGAATAAAGAAGGCTAAAAATCCGTTAAACAGTAAATATGACCCTACTTTGATATTGGCTTTGGAACGTACTAATTCTACTGTTGTATTGGGGTTTAATATGTCCGAAGAAGTCTTAAGGTTAGAATTGGATTCACTTAAGGTATCCAAGATCAAAGTATCAAGGAGCAACCTAACTAAGTTTCCGGGATTTATGACTTTAGAGGAAAGAAACCGTTTCCGCATAGACCGGGATAATTTAATAAAGAACCCGGATGCAAAACCTACAAGGTTCTACTCCAGGTGGGTACACCCCATAGCCGATATTAATTCTGGGATAGAGTTTCCAAGGATAGACGAAATTGAAAAACCTTATTAATATGTCAGAAGATTTTTATAAAGAACCCCTTGATTTTGCCGAAGAGGGGAAGTTTGAATTTAAGGCTAGTTCTACACTAATAGAGTCCGGGGAATATTTTCCGGACCAACGCCGATTGATAATTAACTTTGTAAGAGGGGGGAGTTATCAATATTTTAATGTTCCGCCGGAAGATTACCATAGTATGGTTAATGCTCCATCAGTTGGGAAAGCGTTTAACAGTACAATTCGAGGGAACTATGATTTTGAAAAACTTTAATAACCTTTTTTACCCCGTTCCCCTATAACCCCTTAAATCCTTTTATTATATTGCAATTTATTAAATAATTAAATAGGAGGTCATTAATGAAATTACGAGAATTTTTTGATGAAAAGGGTTTTAAAGAAGTTCAGAAAGTAGTGTTTCCCGTAAAAAAGGTACAACTATCTGAAATTTTGGCAAACCCATCGATTACTGCGCTAAGTGGAATTTCTCATGCGGTAGTGGTCAATAATAACCACGTAGTAAATTTTTGTTCCGAGGATTACTTTCTTCGGGAGAATTATTTAATTATCGAAGAGATTGTAGAGATCCTTTGTAACGAGGGGTTCAAATTTGACTTTAAGGCTCAAAGGTTTAAATCCAGCCGATTTAAAATGGATTTTATTATTAAGGAGTTTACTCGGGATTTGGGAAGCCCAAGGGTAGGAGATCCGGTAAGTATTTCGATAACCGTACATAATTCCTACGATGGATCCATGGGATTTAGGGTATCCATCTCCATGTTCCGATTAATCTGTAGTAATGGGATGGTGGCCCCAACCGAATTAATGAATATTAAGAAAGTACATACTGGTCAGATGTTGGATTTCTTAGATATATCCAGTGCCGAGATTACACGGGGGATAACTTATGCGGCCCAATTGTTGGATGAATCAGTTCAATATTATTACGACCTTATGGATTTTAAAGTAAGGAACCTAGATTTTCTAATAGACCATGTAATTGAAGAAACTAAGTTTCCAACCTCCTTAGCAGAAATGGTAAAAGAGAGGATCCTATACGAAGTAGGTCTGGGATTTGAACTCAGCCATTGGACTGTTTATAACGGTTTTAACTACGCTATTAACCACGGTAGTCAATCCCTAGTAGGTAGAAAGGGGAATATTCTGGATACTGCCGTACTTGATTTCCTTTTAACATGATCCGAATAACTATCGGGTTATGCCTTATACTTTTTGTGGTTGCGGTAATTTCTACTGTTTTGACTCCCAGAACTCCCCCTTACAAAGTAGAAAAGGTACCGCCCACAGAAGTAAAGGGGTATTGGCAAAAGTTTCAAACTACCCCCCAACCTCGCGTAAGTAGAAATTATTGGTTAGATAATCCAACCGAGGCCTGGCATGAAGCGGATGAAAATGATGATTCCGATGATCCAGAATTATACAACGATAAATATGACGGGAAATAATGGAGAAGATTTTATATAAATTAAGTAAACACGACTCAATCCTTGTTTTTGAGTTAAAAACGGTTCCTTTGGGGACCGGTTATGTGTTAGTGAGTCGAAAAGGTTATCTAAATGGGGCTATGCAGGAAGACGTAACCCCCATTAGCCCACGAAATGTGGGGAGGGCCAATGAGACCACTCCACAGCAACAAGCGGAAATGGAACTTATTTCTAAATACAATAAGTTGGGGGATAAAGGTTATAAGGATACCCAACCACACTATTTCAGAACTACCCAGGAGTTTATTGATCACCTAAGGAATTTGAAGGGTACAGATGTACATGGAAGAGCTTTACCAATGTTAGCCCAAAAGAATATTGATAGGATTACTTTTCCTGGATTCCTACAAAGAAAGTACGACGGAATGAGGGGAATCCTGTACTGGGAAGATGGTAAGTACAACTTTCGCTCCCGGAATGGTAAGATCCTAGAAAATTTGGGGCATATATTGGAAGAAGTGGATTTCTTGGATCCTACTCACCAATTAGATGGGGAATTATATGCTCATGGGTTTGCTCTCCAGGATATTGTTTCAATGACAAAAAGAACTCAGCCCGATTCGGTTAAAATTAAATTCCGGGTTTATGATTTAATTTCTGAAGAGCCCCTACCTTATAGGCAAAGGTTATGGATTATACGGGAATATCTTCAAGGCCGGGATTTTAATTACTTGGAATATGTTCCCACCTTCCCCGTTAAGAGACAGGAACAGATTGATAATTACTTCACCCAATGGAGGGCTGAGGGATACGAAGGAGCCATGTGGAGAAACCCCGAAATGGAATATGAAAAAGGACAAAGGTCTTGGGGATTAATTAAGGTTAAGGATTTCGATGAGTATGAGTATGAAATTGTTGGGGTGGAAGAGGCTACCGGGCGTGACGAAGGTACCGCAATCTTTATATGTATCACTAAAGAGGATAAGGAGTTTAGGGTAAGACCGATGGGTACTCGTGATCAACGAAAAGAGTATTTAGATAACTTCGAAAATTATGATGGGAAACTATTAACTGTAAGACACCAGGGGTTTACAAATGATGGGATTCCATTTCATTCACGGGGGATAGCGATTAGGGATTATGAATAACCCTTTTTACCTAATTCCCCTTGCATCCTTTAAAACATTTTATTATATTGTAATTTATAAATTAATAAGGAACTATGGAAAAAACGATGTTTAAATCAAAAGAGGATTCACTTTCAACAGAGGTTTGGGTCAGGGCTATAAAAGGTAATGCACACCTAGCCTGGATAATTGCAGAAGCAATAGCCGTAACCAACCTATCTATGGAAGAAGAGATCATAGGTTACGGAATATACCCAGCTCCCCAGGGTGAGCCCTGGGCTTTAACAAACCAGGATAGGTTATCTCATTCCTTAAGTTTAATAAGGATAAGTTACGAACTACTCCTACCGAACGAGGAATTTCAAGGGGATGAAAGTTATTCCAGGTTTGCAGATGCTTACGAGATGCTTTTTAACCCATTAAACCATATACCGGGAAGGTTAAATTAAAGCGTTTATTTATTAAGTTTTTGCATTGTGCATAGTATTGCTTAGATGCAACTTAAGTTAACTAAAGGTAGACCTAAATAACCCGTAGGGGTATAGGATTGCTATATTATAAGTTTAAATTAACAATTAAAAATAGGAGGTTACAATGATTAATTATGTAATAAAACAACTAGAAAAGGCCGGGGATTTTGACCCCCAGGATTTTTATTCAATTAGGGTAGGGGATTATGATTCTACCACTCTTCAGGGAGATTATAGCGAGGCTTTATTGGAAAAAATAACGGGTTATGGCTATGAATTTGTGGATGAGGACCCCGGTTTTAAGTGGTTCAAAAAAGGAGAAGTAAGGATAGTCCTAACCACTTAAATAAAATGAATTATCCAGAAGTGGTAAAAAAGAAAACCGAGCCGGGGCGGTTTCCCCGGCAACTTTAAAAAATAAAAGAAATAAGTTATGAGTGAATTAATTGATTACGATCGGTATTTGGGGGATGGGGTTTACGCGTCATTCGACGGATATCAAATTTGGTTGGCTGCAAATGATCACAGAAACAAAGTAATAGCCCTTGAACCGGAGGTTTATCAGGCTCTGGTAGCTTATGCAGAAAAACTTAAGGAACACGAAAGGATGGGATTAACATGATGACTCCTAAAGATTATTTTTGGAAGGCTATAGCCATAATAAGTATAATGGCCGTGGTATTAATTATTGCGAAATCTGAACTGAATGAGGCGAAAAGAGAATACGACCGTAAATTCGAACAATGTGATCAACGAATGGACTCCATCCAAAGAAGAATAGATCTATGGAATGAACACTACGCAAGGTGTATGTTTCTGGATAAGTCTAATATTGAATTCGACTCAAGGGGTTATTTAAAGTTAAAAAGGCCAGGTCTTATTAAATATTAAGTATGGAGCTGTTAAGTATTCCGAAACCCAGAGAGAAATCTAAGGCTCATCTTAAAGCCCTTATCTATGTGTACCTATTAGATAAGGGCTTTGATGTGTGGATAGATGTATCTTCAAATGCCTTGATTCGATACACCAATGGTTTAAAAGGATATCAAAAGGTAAGGTTTGATATAGTAGTTTATGATGGAAACAAACCCCTTCTAGTAATTGGGATATCTCCGGGTAATAGGAGATTTACTAAGACACAGTTTTTTGGGATTCCAATAATTGTGTTGGATCACAGGAAATTTAACCTTTCAGAGATCCAAAGAGAAATTATGGTTAAATTGTCAGGGTAGCTTCAACAATAGCGCTATGAAGGCCTGGTCGGTAATTTATGGGAGGATTGTCTTTGGGTCCTTTTTTGCCTATTTTCCCTTGAATCCTATAAATCATTATATTATATTGCAATATATGCAATTAAAAAGGATGTTAATATTAATTAAAAGAAAGGAAAACAGATTATGAAGAAAACAGATTTAAAAAGTTGTCCAGATTGGCTTTTAAAAGCCGATACCCTTGATGAGGACGTTGAAATGGATTATGGTGGTATAATAATTTGGAAAGGAGGAATTTGGGAAGATGGAACTTGGGAAGATGGGGTTTGGG